CATGGGGGGGTGCCAGTGATGATAGGCTATAATGTTGATTGCGATATGCTGTTAAAGCAGGTGTATGAAACCAGCTTTGCAATGGATGATGTGGTTTTGTATCTTGACACCCATCCAGACGATCAGGATGCTTTAGAATATTTCTTTTATGTAATGGGTATGCGGCAGCAGGCAGTGATGGCGTATGAAGCGCAGTGCGGCCCTCTGATGGTTGAAGGAGTAATGGATGAAAATTACTGGACCTGGATCAATGATCCATGGCCATGGGAAGGAGTGTGCGGCTAATGTGGAGGTATGAAAAGAGATTACAGTATCCGGTAAATATAACGACTCCCAACCCCAAGATTGCTTCCTTTATTATTAGCCAGTATGGTGGACCGGATAGTAAAAACTTATGATAAATAGTAATAAAAAGAAAAACGGCTGGATTTCCGGTCAAAAACTATCTTTTTTACAACGCCTCTCAGCACATTTCCTTTTGTTTCGTAGTCAATATCTTTATCAGAAACTATTTCGTATACCACTGTAATCCGCCGGAGTAGTTCCGCCTTATCAGGAACAAATTCCGGTTCATAGGCAGCCTTTTCACGGACTTGAGCAAAGTTAGCTTCTAGTTCCTCACGTTCCAACTTCAGGCGAAGTTTATTTTGCTTGTATTCTTCCAATGTGTCTATTTCGTTTTCATACGCTTCCCGGATTCGACGCTCCTTAATTTCCATACGAGCCATAGCTTCCTGAAAGGCAATTTCTTCTCCCTTGGCCACCTGATCTGTTTTACGAATGTATTCATATTCTACATCTTTGGTCGAAATAACTTTTTGCAAGGAATCAAGTACCGCTTTTTCTGCAATACGGGCGGATACGCTGCAGGAGTCGGGGTGTATGCCTTTAGCATATTTCCAGCATTGGAAGAAATCGGGGCGCTTTTTCTGGTCATTGGAGCGGTTAAAACCCAGGCTACTACCACAGGTGCTACATTTTAAAAGTCCGGAAAGCCAGTGGGCAGTGGAAGAGACCTCTCTTCGGTTTAGAGGCCTATATTCAGTTTCTAATCGCTTTTGTACATCATAGAAAATGTTACTTACTGATGGCCGGATTTCATGGGTGCCTTGGAATGCAATACCATTCCAATTTACTTCCCCGATGTAAAAACGATTAGTAAGAATACGGTAGATGGACCGGCGATCAAGAAGATTACCTCGGCGGCTTCGGAAGCCGTATCGATTTGCTTCCCTTGCAATTGCGTTCATATCCTTGCCGGTATAGTATGCCTGGAAGATATACTCTACGACAGGGTAATTCTTTTCGTCAATTATGAAAGGTTTACCTTCTCCAATGGCCGAGTAACCCAGGCTGGGTGTTGCCTGATAGCCTGAACGCAGGGCTTTTTCCGTCATGCCACGAAGAACTTCCCCAGAAAGATTGATGGAATAGTATTCATCAAACCATTCAATGATGGTTTCTATGAGCCTGCCAAACATGCCTTCCATGATGGGCTCTGATACACTTTTAATTTCGATACCGCATTTTTTGCGGAGAATACCTTTATAAAACGTGCTTTCTTCCTGGTTGCGGGCAAACCGGGAGAATTTCCATAAATAGAGGCGGCTAAAGGGAGCCGGCTTCTGGGATTTTGCAATAGCAATCATTCGTTGAAATTCGGGACGGTTTTCGGCCTTTCGCCCGGAGATCCCTTTTTTTTCAATAAAGATAAATTCTTTTGGGATTATAAAGCCGTCTGCTTTGGCAGAATCCATGATGACACGGGCCTGAGCATCAGGGGATAGCTCCGTCTGGTCATCGGTGCTTACGCGAATATATGCGGCGCCGATCTCCAGAGTTTTTGATGTAGATAAGGGTTTCATTATATCATCTCCTGTGTGAATATATGATTTTTTTGCATAAAAAATACGCCCCTTGCCAGGACGTTCAGAAAATGATATAATTCTATTGATGAGTAGAATATATCTTTCCAGGGTGTCTGGTAAGAGAAAATCTATGTGAAGCCGTTCGGTGTTACTAGCACCGGGCGGTTTTTGATTTTAAGCTTAAAAACGATTGTGTTTACACTTTCCTAACAATAAGCAGGTACTTCTTATAAGACTGCGGGAGCGAAAATGAAACTAAAATTACCAATCGGCAAGTGAGAATCTATTTTTAATAGGCTGTGGGCTAACATCATGCTCGTATGCTTTGCTTTCTTCGTAACCATACCCAGTGGAAGGGGTTTGATCTATAAGTCGCTTCTCAGCTTCAAGCCTCTCTTGGTCTAATATAGACTGGTAGTCGCTATTGAAACCATTATCTCCATTAGGATTTGTACAAAAACCACTTGAATCAAAGTGATAGGTTATGCCATTTTCTATTAAGTCTTCGTATCTCATTTCTCCGGTGGGGTTAAGATAGTACCACCTTCCGCTGACCGTT